AGAAGGTGTGGTGGCGCAAATGGCCCGAGGGCAAGCCGCTGCCGACGTGCGAGTTCGTCATGCAGTCCTACGACACCGCCTACGAAGAGCGCGAGATGGACAACCTGTCCTACTCGGCGCGCACGACCTGGGGGATCTGGTGGGACGAGCAGACCGGGCTGCACCGTGTGCTGCTGCTCGAGGCATGGCGGGACCGCATCGACTACGTCGATCTGCGCCGCATGGCGAAGAAGGACTACCAGGAGTGGAAGCCCGACCTCGTGCTCATCGAAAAGAAGGCCAGCGGTAATTCGCTGATCCAGGACATGCGCCGCGCCGGCATTCCGGTGCATCCCTACTCGCCGGACAAGTCGAAGCTGGCCCGGGCCTACGCCGCGCAGCCGATGCTCGAATCCGGCTTCGTCTACTACCCGGACCGCAAATGGGCCGAGGCGCTGATCGATGACGTCGCCATGTTTCCCAAGGGCGAGTCCAGCGACTGGACCGACACCATGACCCAGGCACTGCTCTGGTATCACCGCCGCTTCATCTTGCGGCTCGAAGACGAGGAGGGTTTGGAAAGCGATGTCCGCGGCAATCACAGCACCGCCAAGCGCTCCCCGGCGTATGGGTAATCGGTAAATGGCAGCAGTCCCGCAGCAGTTGTTCGATGACGACGATGATGTCGGCATCGATCCGGAACAGTTCGCGACCATCGAGCGCCTGATCGAGGGCGGCGACGAGGATCTGCTCACCGAGGAGGAGCTGCGCGTCCTGCAGATGCACTTCGCCAGCGGTGTGCCGGCGAGCGAACACGGCGCGAACCTCGCCGAGCACCTGGACGGGCCGGCGCTGGCCGCGATCGCGCAGGACGTCTGCCAGTGGTACGAGGATGACCTGTCCTCGCTCTCGGAGTGGCGTGAGCGGGAACAGCGCGGCATGCGGGCGCTGGGGGTGTCGCCGAATGTGGACGGAGGCGCCGCGTTCGAGGGCGCCTCCACCGTCGTGCATCCGATGCTGGCCGAGGCCGTGATCCAGTTCAACGCCCGCACCATGGGCGAGGTCTGGCCGGCCGAGGGCCCGGTGCGGACCAAGATCGTGGGGGAAGCCGATCGGGAACGCCGGGAACAGTCGCAGCGCGTCGCCGATTACCTGAACTACCTCTACACGACCGAGATGCCGGACGCCTACGACGAAGAGGATCGGTTGACGTTCCGGTTGCCGCTGTCCGGTTCGATGTTCAAGAAGTTTGGATGGGACCCGGACTACGGGCAGTTCCGCTGCTGGGCGATCGAGCCATCGCACTTGGTGGTGCCGTACTCGGCGACGAGCCTGCTGACCACGCCGCGCTACACCGAGGTCATCTACATGCAGCACCGCGACGTGCTGCGCCGGATGCGCGACGGCTACTACATGCAGGTGCCGTTGCAGCCGCGTGAGGAAGGCTTCGGGCGCACCGAGCTCGATGATGAGATGGATGCCGTCGAGGGCCGGACGCAGTCCTCCACGCATGATGATGACGAGCGTCATACGATCCTGGAGTGCAACGCCTACTACGATCTGCCCGGCTTCGAGGACATCAACCCGAGGACCGGCGAGCTCAGCGAGATCGGGCTGCCCTATCTGCTGACCATCGACTATGACTCGCAGGAAGTGCTTGCCGTGCGCCGCAACTGGCGCGAGCAGGATCGTCGCCAGCATCGCCGGGTCTGGCACATCCACAAGAAGTTCTTTCCCGGCTTCGGCTTCTACGGCTTCGGGCTGTACCACCTCGCCGGCGGCCTGGCCGACTCCGCGACCGGCGCGCTGCGGGCGCTGCTGGACTCGGCACAGTTCAGCAACCTGCAAGGCGGGTTCCGCTCGCGCGACATGCGCCTGGCCGGCAGCCGCGACATGGCGAAGAATCCGGCCGCGCCCGGGGAGTGGATCGAGGTCGAAGCGCCGGCCGAGGACATCGCCAAGGGCTTCCATCCCCACAAGTACGGCGAGCCCAGCGAGGTGCTGCTGACGCTGCTCGGCGTGCTCGACGAGAAGGGGCAGCGGTTGCTGTCCACCACCGAGGCGATGGTCGGCGAGTTCAAGGCCAACATGCCGGTCGGCACCACGCTGGCGCTGATCGAGCAGGGCTCGCGGGTCTACAGCGGCATCCACAAGCGGATGCACGAGGCGAACGCGCAGGAGTACCGGCTGGTCGGCGAGTTGGTCGGCGAATACCTGCCACGTGATGCCTACCCCTACGAGATGGGGGGGGTGCCGCGCGAGGTGCTGCGCTCGGATTTCGATCGCCGCATCGACGTCATCCCGGTATCCGATCCGAACACGGTCACCGGCACCCACCGCATCGTGCAGGCACAGACCGTGCTGCAGCTCTCCGACAGCGCGCCGGAGATTTACGACCGGGTGGCGACGCATCGCTACATGCTCGAATCGCTGCGGGTGCCGAACCCGGATCGATTCCTGAAGGATCCGAAGGTACGCCAGCGCCAGGACCCGGTGTCCGAGGGTATGGCGATGATGATGGGCCAGCCGGCGCATGCCTTCCCGGAGCAGGACCATGCCGCGCACATCGAGGTGCATGCGAACTGGTTCGGCACGCTGCCCGAAGAGTTGCAGCAGATGCTGATGCCGGTGCACCAGGCCCACATCGCAGAGCACCTGGCCTGGGCATATCGCATCAAGGTGCAGGAGCGGCTCGGTATCGCGCTGCCGATGCCGCAGCACGCCGCGGATGATGACGAGCAGCCGGAACTGCCGCCCGAGGTCGAGGCGCAGCTCTCGGCGCGCATCGCGCAAGCCGTGCAGACCTTCGATGACGAGCAGCAGCGCTTCCCGCCGCCCGAACCACCCGAGGTTGTGGAGGCGAAGCAAAAGGCCGCGATCGCCGAGCAGGCCGCTGGGGCTGAGCAGGAGCGCAAGCAGGCCGCGCATGACGCGGAGATGGCACGGCGTCGTGACGAGGCCGACCGCAAGGCCGCGCTCGAGATCGAGGAGCGCGCCCGCCAGGACGAGCTGGCCCGCGAGCGCGCCGGCATGGAAGCGGATGCGTTGCAGCGCCGGCACGACGAGGAGCTGGCCTTCATGCAGCGCAAGCACGACATCCAGATCGAGCAGATGCGCGAGGAAGGCATCGAGCGCAGCCGCATCGAAGAGGAGCGCGCGGCCTTGAAGATCGAGATGGACTACCGGGCTGCGGAGCAGAAGCGCGAACAGGAGTCCAGGTCCGCCGATCAGAAGCGCGAGCAGGACGCGGCCAAGGCCGCTGATGACGCCAAGCGCCGCGAGGGCGAGCAGAGCGCCGCGGCTCAGAGCAGCGCGCCGGCCGACGACAAGCTGGCCAAGCGCATCGAGCGTATCGAGCAGGCGGCACAGAAGCAGGCCCAGCCCGATCCCCGCATCGACAAGGTGCTCAAGGGCGTCGGCGACATCACCAAGGCGCAGGCCGCGCTGGAGAAGCGCCTCGACGACATGGAGCGCAGGGCCGATCGCCGCCGTAAGGCCGTCGCTGCGTTCGCGAAGAAAGAAGGTCTCGCCGAGGTCGGCGAGTTCATCGCAGGACAGGAGAAACACTGATGCCTCGCAAGATCGACACCACCACGCTGGCCAATGCAGCGACCGACTACGCCAGGATGTTCCTGAGCCCCGACCGCAAGAAGGGTGATCTCTGGGTCAACGGCCCGAGCCGGGTCATGCAGGACCTGTACAACGCCGCGTACCGCGACGAGCATGACTACCTGCGCGATGCGATCCGCGAGGAGCTGGGCAAACGGGCGCGGGACAGGTTCGATGCGTTGGCCGCGAAGAAGTTCACGCCGCGCAAGGATGCTGCGTTCGAGGCCGAACTCGCCGCGCGCCTGGGCCAGACACTGGACGGTGATCACCGCGAGGGTGCGATTGGGCGCGTCGTGGTCGGGCAGCGCTACATCTGCCACGCCTCGGTCGAGGTCGAGGCGCCGTGGTCGATTCAGCGGCGCAAGGCGCGCGGGCTGCCGCTGCACGTGGCGGACCGCGACGACCGTGAGCTGATCACCAAGATCGTGCCGTACTACTGGCCGATCTACGCCGGCGAGGCCGAGGAGCGCGAACGCCCCGACGGTGTGGCCGATGCGATCGTGCTGCCGCCGAACTATCACGGCATGGGGGCGCCGCGCTCGCTGTCGGCGGCGTCGATGGGTATCAGCAACGAGGCGGCACTACTGGCCTGCGATGCCGTGGTGGATCTGCTGGATGAAGGCTCCGGCGCGGCGGTGATGAAGGGCTACGAGGCCGCGCGCGCCACCGACGTTGACACCGCGGTCGGTGCGCAGACGCTGGGGTTCACGCTGGTGTGCACAGATCCAGCGTTCGGCGCGGCTGCCGATGCCGCCCCTGGTGGTACGGCAACGGCTGCAGCAATCACTGACGATTCCTCGGCTGACGCGACCATCACGCTGGCGTGGCTGCGGGTATCTGCCACCAACGATGGCGCCACGCCGCTCGATGACCACATCGACGGCAATGCCGGCACGTCGGGAGAGGACTACAACTTCAACACGGTGAGCATCGTCGCCGGCGCCGTGGTGTCGATGACCTCGTGGACGGTGACGATGCTGGAGGCCCCGGCGTGATGCCAGTGTTTCGCGCGGTGGAACCGCTGCTGCGGCGGCAGTAGAGGATGAATCGCCGATGACTCTCTCAATCAACAAGGAAAGCAGCCCCGGCCCCGCGCCGGGGTTGTGCGTTTTGGAGCGCTAAATGGCCACCACCTACACCGAAGCTCGCGCGACGCTGAACGAAATGGCCGATCGCGTGAACGCTGCCCGCAGACGCGCACAACAGGCCCGCAACCAGTACACCGTCGCGCAGGCTGAGCTGGCCGGGTTGCCGGCTGCCTATGCGACGTTCGTCAGCGACATCAACGCCGCGGCAACTGCAGACGACTGGCCGCAAGCCGACGCGCAGAAGGCCGAAAAGGACCAGATGGTCACGGAGTTCAACGCGCTGAAAGCTGAGGTTGAAGCCATCATCGCTGCTATCGACGCGGTGTAATGGCGCACGTCGCGACCGTCACGATCCCGGCGGCTGCAAGCACGCTGACGGACTTCCCCGTCACCGTCACGCCCGATGATGCGGCGGGCTGGGCGACGTTCTGGGCAACGGTCACCGCTGATGGCGGCGATCTCCGCTGCTATCTCGATGACGACACGACACAGCTACCGCGTGAGGTGGTCGCACTCAACGTCGGGGCTGAAACGGGCGAGATCCATGTCAAGGTGCCGACTGTTTCCTCGTCCGCTGCAACCGACATCCACATCCACGCCGACGGCAGCAGTTCCGAGCCTGCGGCGGATAGCACATTCGGCTCGGAAGCGGTGTGGGCGGATTACGACGGTGTCTACCACCTCGAAAATCCCGGCACGTCCGTCGTGGACTCGTCGGGCACAAACTCGAACGGCACCAACGACGGCGGTGCGGAAGCTGCTGGACAGATTGGTGAGGGTGTCGAGTTCAATGGGTCAGGTGGGCACAGCGTCAATCTCGGCACCGGCATCGATAACCTATGGAGTGGGGGCGCGACGTTTTCGCTGTGGGCGCGCATCGATTCGGTTGGCGCTGGCGCGGGGCGTATTTTCCAGTCGCAGGCCGGCGGGAGCAATGGATGGCTCGCATTTGTCGTCAACGAGTCTGGATCGAATGTTGACGTACGACTGAATTCACAGCGCGCGTCAGCTAACGGCGTGTGGCAGGCGACCACTACGCTCGGCACCAGGCACCTTGCATTCACCTACAACGATGACACCTTAGGCGTTGACCCGAAAATCTATTCGGACGGGTCATCGCAGACCGTCACCGAAGTCTCGACCCCCTCTGGCAGTCCCGGCAGCGACGCCTCAAACCCCAAGGTTTTGGGGAACACTGCTGTCAGCGGTACCAACGAGTTCGACGGCGTGCTGGATGAGGTGCGATTCCGGCGCAGCATCCTGTCCGCCGACTGGATCGCCTACGAGCACGCCAACCAGGACGATCCGGCGGGGTGGTATTCGGTTGCGGCTGTGGGCGGGGGCGTGACGAGTGAGGGCGACCAAACCCTCGCCGCCATCACCCAGGCCGGCACGGGTAGCGCCGAGACCGTAGGCACTGCCGCGCAGACGCTGAGTGCGCTGTCGCAGGCCGGCAGCGGCACGCTCACCGTGCCGGGTGCTGGGGAGCAGGTCCTGGCGGCGATTACGCAGGCTGGCGAGGGCGCACACACCACCACCGCGGAGGGCGCGGGCGATCAGACCATCGCCGCGCTCACCCAGGCCGGTGACGGCACTCACACGCTGGCCGCGACTGGCACCAGCGACCAGACTCTCGAGGCACTGACCCAGGCCGGTGCTGCTGAGCAGATCATCGCCGGCACCGCGGCGCAGGTGATGGCGGCGATGCAGCAGGCCGGCGCTGGCCTGGAGACGATCACAACGACCGGCGTGCAGATCATCGCCGCGCTCACGCAAGTGGCCGCGGCGGCGCTGGAGCACGAGAGCACCGGTGCCCAGAACGTGCCCGCGCCCGAGCAGCATGGCGACGGCACGCACTCCGTCGCAGTGGAGGGCTCTGGTGCACAGACCATCCAGGCGCTCGAGCAGGCGAGTGAGGGCGTTCACCCGCAGCCCCTGGGCAAGAGCGGCGTCAACCGCCTCGCGCTGAGCGAGCAGCACGCCACGACCGCGCGCGCACCGAGCTTGGCCGATGTTGGCCGGCGCCGAGAAGAACTGCGGGCGCGCAGTGATGACGTGCAGCTTCGCGCCCCGGTACAGCCCGGCGATTTCGTCGACCCGGAAAGCGGCGCCATCGTGCGTGCGCCGCGCCCGAGCAAGAGCAAGGTCGAGGCGAGAGCACCAGCCGTCACGACGCCGGGACGCGGCATCGACGCGCCGCTGCCCGATGACGACATCGAAGAACTGCGCGAGCTGCTCGGCAAAGCCGAGGCACGCCGCCGCAAGATGATGACCGCAGCGCTGCTGCTCTACTACGCGGAAGGCCCCTGATGACACTGTGGGACGCCTACCGCGCCAAGCTCGCAGAGAACATCGCCACGCTCGGTGAGAGCATCGCCGCAGGCAAGGCCAAGGACCACGCCGAGTACATGGCGATGGTGCGCGAGCGCAAGGCGCTCAAGCAGTGCCTTCAGGACTTCAACGACCTGTTGCGTAACTACGAAGGGGAGTCGGCGTGATGCTTGTCACCGGGCGCGCGAACGGAGCTAAGAGGGCACGGCCATGGCGCTAGATTTCATCGAAGGCTTCGACCATATGGCTGATGACGGGACGCAGTACACCCGTAAGGGGTGGGAGTGGTTATTCTTCGGTGACGGTAATCAGCCTGGCCGCCGAGCAGGAAGCCAGGCTTATACTTGCACCCAAACCGCGCGCATGCTCTGGCGAGCGATCACCGAATCGCAATGGATCACCGCGGGCGCTGCTTATCTTCTCCCGTCGCAGGCGGTAACAGGCACCGGCTATTTCATGTATCTCGGCTCGTCAGACACGAGTCAGTGCGGGCTATTCCTCAACGCGGATAACACGGTTTCGTTCCGTCGCGGCACGACCACGCTGGGCACCAGCACGGCAACGTTAGCTGATGCTGCGTGGAACTATGTCGAGATGCGCGTGAAGATTCATGCCACTACGGGTGAGTATGAGGTGCGCCTTAACGGCGTCAACATCCTGTCGGATACCAACGTCAACACCGACGATGCCACGACTGAGAGCGCGAATCAGATCGCGATCATAGGGCGGCCAGCGATATCGTCATCCGCCGTAGACCGAATCATCTCCATAGATGATTTCTACGTTGGCGTAGAGACAGGCTTCACCTTGAAGGCGGGGCCGATCAGGTCTTGCCGCCCATCGAGCAGGACGGCGAAGCCACGATGCTTCCCGAGGGCAATGGCGATCAGGTCCTGCCGCCTATCGAGCAGGGCGGCGTGGCGGAGAGTGACAGGCTCCGCGTCAGGAGCGGTGTGATCCGCCTGGCCCTGAACCAGGAGCAGGAACTCAACCGGGCGACGCGCGCACCGACGCTTGCTGATGTCGGCAGGCGCCGCGAGCTGCTGCGCGCCCAGGCCTACGGACAACTCGATGGGCCGGCCGAGGCACAGACCAGTGCATCGGGACGCTCCTCGGTGCTCGCGCGCGCCCTGGCGCTGGCCAGAGAGCGGGGCAAGGCCAATCTGCCGACGTCACTGGCCCGCGCCCTGGTCCTGGCCCGGGAAGGCAACAGGGCCAAGCCGCCCGCGACGCCGAGCATCGAGCCGCTACCTGAAGATTTCGAAGATCTGTGACGCAACCGACGAGGACCCGAACGGATGAGAAGCGCAGCCGAACGACAGGACGTGCCCGACATCGAGGTGACAGCGCTGGAGCGCTCCGCCGGGATCGATGTCGCCGGCGAGATCGACGCCTACTCCTTGCCGCGCCCGGTGGGCTGGAAGGTGCTGGTGCGCCCGATCAGCGTCGAGAAGGTGAGCAAGGGCGGCATCGTGCTGCCGGAGGAGACGAAGCGCGCCAAGGCCCATCTACGCTACATCGGCCAGGTCATCGGCTTGGGCGAGCTGGCCTACAGGCACGCCAAGTACGAGGGCGGTGCGCCGTGGTGCAAGGTCGGTGACTGGATCGCGTTCGGTGCCTATGACGGCATGGTGATGCGGATCCGTCGCCCCGAGCACCCCGCGGCCGATGATCAGGGCGTGCTGGACTTGCGGCTACTTAACGATGACCGCGTACAGGCCGTGTTCCCCGGCGGCTACGAGCGCTTTGATGCAGTGATCTACAGCGATTAACCACCCCGCGGCCACGCGCCGCGATAACGCATACCAGAGGGCGCCTACGGGCGCCTTCTTCGTTTGCGAGCCGAGGAGAACTGACGATGCCGGTGACCAGCATGGAGGATGACGAGGCCATCCTGAAGCCCGACGCGGGCAAGCCTGACGTGGACGATGACGGTGCCGATGACGGTCTGGACGATGTCAGCACCGATGCCGGTGACGATGATGCCGGTGACGATGACGACGGCGCCGTTGCCGCTGCTGGCGATGACGACGACGGCGAGGAGTTGGACGCCGGCTACGAGCGCGATCCGGCCACCGGTCGGTTCACGCTGTCGCCGAAGGCCAAGTCGGACATGTACAAGCTGCGGGCCAAGCGGCGCGAGGCCGAGCAGTCCGCGGCGCGCGAACGCGAGCGCGCCGATGCCGCGGAGCGTCGCCTCGCCGAGTTCGAACGCACGGCATCGCAGGAGGAGACGGAACGGCTCGAAGCCGAGATCACCTCCCTCAAGGCGCGCAAGAAGGCGGCGCTGGAGTCCACCGATCTCGAAGCCTATGACGAGGCCAGCGAGGCGCTGTTCGAGGTCCGCCTGCGCCGCGAGCGGCTCGGAGCGGGTGCACAGCGCCCGGAGCGCGCGGAGGACGCCCCAGCGCCTCGTGCAGCCCCCGGCAACGGCATGGCGCCGTTCGCGCGGGCCTGGGTGGAGGCCAATGCGGACTGGTTCGATCCCAACGGCAAGAACTACGACCCGGATCGGCGGGAGCGGGCGCTGCGTGAGAACACGCGCCTGGCCGCCAAGTACGACGTCAACGATCCGAAGCTGTACGACGCGTTGAACCGGGCCGTGAAGGGCCCGGCGCGTGATGGCGGCGACGACACCCGCCGCGTCCAGCACAACGGGCCGTCGCCACCGACGCGACCCGGCGTCGGGCCGGCACGGCGACCACGCCGGCTGTCGTCCGACGACATCGCGTCCATGCGCAATTACGGCCTGGACCCCTCTGATGCCAACGCCCGCCGGGAATGGTTGAAGAACCAGGCCCGCTGAAGGAGATCCCGATGACCAAGAGCACCAAGCCGGCGACCCGCGTCGCCGAGGATGACGGCGTTGCCACGGCGACGGACGCGGCTACCACGAATGCCACGAATCAACCGGCCGCCGCGCCTGG